AACATATTTGTTAGCACCATCATTAATATAAATTTGATCGGTAGTTGCTAAATCTGTTTTTGCAGTGGTAGGGAAAATTGCTGTTGCTGTAACGCCTGTCAATCCTGCACCATTACCTTGGAATGAACCTGAGAATGATCCAGATAAATTTGAACTAGCACCAGTCAATTGGATAGATGTAGCACCAGTAATAGTTGTACCATTATCAGTTAAACTGGCATTGGTCAATTGACCGTTACCAGAATCCCATTTTTGTAAAACGTTGTTTGATAATGCGCCGGAGTTTCTTAATGAAACGGTTTGTGCTGTTGATCCATTAAAAGTAAATGTAGTAATACCAGCACCTTGTGTCAATGATGCTAATGTAGTAGCATTAGTTACACCAGTTAAACCAGCTCCGCTACCTTGGAATGATCCTGAAAATGAACCTGATAAAAATGTAGTGGCAGCTGTACCGCCAATTTGTTGATTGTTATTAACATTAACTTGACTGAGTATCGCAGCTGAGCCCGAGACTACTACCTTTTTCCATTCTGCCATGGTATATTATCCTTTTTTATTCTCTTTTATATAAATATATATTCAATTTATTTTCTAATCTAATCCAACAAAAAATGATGATGATGTAAAATATATACCACCATTTGGCGCCGTTCCAGTTAATTCTGCACTCTGTGTTGCTACAATTATAACTCCACTTTGCGATACCGTTAATACCGGTTGACCGTTAAATTTTTTAATGATAAAAATATCATTTATGTCACTTTTAATTTGTAATGAACCAGTTATAACTGCACTGCCACTAAACGGAAATGTGCCGCCTGTGGTACTATTAAGTGCATATGACGCAGTTACGGCATAACTTGAAGAAATATTATATAATGATCCGGTCTGTAATTGTCCCGGTTTAAACTGTCTTCCCATTACGACCACCTACCTTTCACTATAATTACATCTGTAGATTCGATAGGATATCCTAATTCATTTATATCAAATACAATTGTTTGTGTTGTTACATCACTAGGCGTCCATGTATATGTTGCTTTATCTACATATTGACCGTTGATATAAATATCAAATTCATCTTTTGTAGCTGGCTGTAATGTTACAGGATTGATTGCGGCTTGTGCATTTATCGTAATTGAATTAACATTTGCATACACTCCGACCTTTTCAGTTAAATTAACTAAATAATTCATTGTAGCTGCATCTAATGTAGTAGAGGAGCCGCCGCCAGAAACAGATACTACACCTCCAGACATTACATAGTTTTTAACTTGTAATATTTGTTGCGGAATAGTAGTTGTAGTAAATATTCCAAAGTCTACATCAACAACGGTATCGAATACTACTTTTTTAACCGAATACATTTTTTTTATTGTATCAATTCTAGTTTCTTGTTCTGCTAACAATGTTGCGTTAATTGTAATTGGAATCGTAGCCCGAACTAAACGATCTTCTCCAATTGAGTTTACAGTTTCAAATGATACCGAACCCATAGATGCAGGAAATTTATTTCCTTCATTACCCCAAGAGAATCTATTATATGTTAAAATTTGGTCAACTAATGATGTTATTTGCGTAGTAAAATCACACCACAACATCATATCATATTCTACAGTTACATATTTTGGAATATCAACAACATATATTTTTTGTGATAATTGTGGTTCATTTTTTGGTATAGGAAATAATTCATCTTCGTAACGATTACGTTCGTTATATTTTTCTTTGTATACAATAGAATTTCCAGAATTTGGTCTATTAACATCCAATGTTCGTTGTGCATCTCGTTCAGCAACGCTATTTCTTTTTAACATGATCATTGGAGATTGTAACATCCCTTTTTCATCACGAAGATAGCCTAATCTTCTAACACTATCCCATTTTTCGCCAGATGCAAAAATAACCGGAACTGATAAATTTTGTTCATTTGCAATTATTTGTGGTTGTATTTCATTTTCAATATACCATTTTATTGCATAATCAACATCATAAATTGTACGTTTAACACTTCGAATTACATCATCATCTCTGCGTGTTTGTTCGGCACGATTCAATAATAAATCTTCCGTAATTCCTTCTGTACGAATTGGGTTTGGTTTATTTGTTTTTCTATCAATATTTTGTCTATTTAATCTAGGCATTAACTTCCTTATTTCTTATATGCAGGTGATGCATTGTTGCCGCCTCTTCTTAAATTAGTAATACCGGTAGGTGTTTGTCTTGTTGCATGTGCATCACATAATACTGATACACTATAACCAAATTGATCGCCATTTGGCCATGTTTCTGGGTTCTTTCCAGCAAAATATTGATTTGCATCAACATTATCTAGTTCATAATATTCATTATCCCATAATACAATATCACCAACTTCTGGATAGAATGATGCTTTTTCTAAAATATCTCGAGATATTGCAAATTGTGCAGTTCGCGTATATGAATGGCCATAATCATCCATTCCTGCCGTTTTGCCTTCTTTTGTAATAACACAAGGAATTAAAATAGAATCATAATATGCTTTACTTTCAGATTCGCCGTATAGATTAGATGCACTTTTTTCTACAATTAATTTATAGAATTCTATTTCAGTATCAATGATAGCATTGATCAATTCGGAATTAATTGCAGCTAAAAATCTTGCATCTCGTATCCCTCCAAAAAGTGCCATATTTTATCTCCTTATCCAATGTATATTTTTAGTGGTACTTTTGATAACATTTCATGCATTTGTGTTGCTTCTGCATTTTGTCGGGTCATCATTTGTTCTTTTGTCATTTTATCTAAAAATTCTCGAAGTTGTGTTATTAACGTCTCTTTTTCTGTTTGTCCTTGCGTAACTAAATCAGATCCATTGAGTGTTACCTCACCATTTGGAATTGGCACTGATGAATATTTATTGCGAATATAACCTAACATTTCTTTTGATAATGCAATACCATATTTAATTATCCACGCACGCCCCATATCATTAATATTCCTATAGGTTTGATATGTATATGGTATATTTGATGCGTCGCTTACAACATTGTTTAAAAGTGCTGTATTGCCGAATAATAGTGCATCATTATTTTTTTCATCATCAAAAACAAAATCAAACCAAACTTCAGAAAAGAATGGGGTTGCTGAAGAAGAACCGGTGCCTGATGTCGGTATCGGCCATATTTTTATATCATCGCCATGGATTTCAAATGAATAACTAGATTTGCGTATTTGGTCATTAAATTCAATTGATTGCAATCTAAATAAGTCTGCATTAATTGGCATCATCATGAATGATACAGATGGAGAAAATCCACCAAAATCAAATGCATCTAGAAGTTGTTGCGAACCTAAACCAGTTCCTACGAATGGGTCAAAGTATCTAACAATTGCCGGTGGTGCATTATGAAGTACTCGTTTTACTTCAATTGATGATGTTGTTATATTAATACCTAATGAACTAGATACTGCAGAACGTAAACTATATGTTTGTTGTCCCGGTACCATTTGTATTGATGCAGAATGCCAACGCAATGTACCGCCGCTGTCTGCTTCATTTCCATATGCTTTTGATAATTTTGTAATATATCCAAACGAATTACCAACAACTGCGCCGGTAAAACTAGATCCACTTAAAAATGCAGATGCTGTTTGAACACCTAATGTATTCATTAAATTGTTAACAATATTAACTTGATTAACTTGATTTGAATATTCAATTGCAGCGGCTTCGAATGCAGTATAAAAGTTTATTGCTTGCATTTCAACATCCATTATGGGATATCCTAAATGTTGAGCAGCCGCTTTAGCAAACTTATCTGCATGAGATTGAAAAACTGTATCATTATCGAAAAAACCAAATGGTGTAGATCCAACGGTAAATGATGATGAACCTGGCCAAATTGGTTTGTTTTCTGAATAATCCATGGTGTTTCCCTTTTAAATATAAATATCAATATCTTTCATTTAGCAGTTTTAAAATTTCATCAAGTGCTGCATGGCGATGATTATCCGTTAATATAATTTCATTTACATAAGTAGATTTAGTTAATTTCGGAACTTCATGAACTGCTGAGTCATTGTTAAATTTTAAATCTACTTGATAACGATCGCCTGTTAAAATCATGATACTATCTTTTCCTAAACGAGATAAAACCATTTGAAGTTGTTGTTTTGTTAAATTTTGAAATTCATCTACAATACAAATTGCATGATCAAAGGTACGACCGCGGAAGTGAGCTAAAGAAACTAATTCAATATTTTCTTCCTTTTCCATTTTATCTAAAATTTCTGGTTTATTATAAACTTTACGCATATTGCTACGTAATGGCACTAACCACGGGTCCATTTTTTCTGCTAATGATCCTGGCAGAAATCCGTTATCTTCATTTGATACAGTTGGTCTAGTTATAATAATTTTATTGATTTGTCTTTTAAAAAACATATCCAATGCAATTTGCACTGCTAATAATGTTTTTCCTGACCCAGCTTTGCCTAATACAAAATTAAATGGAGTTTCTATAATTTTTGCTTTTGCTTGTTTTTGTTCGTCTGACAGTGTAATTGAAAATTTAATATCACTTTTTGGTGGAGTTTTCTCCCGATTTGGTGTAGCCATAAAAATAACCTTTGTTAATTTGAAACTTTTGTTAAAGTATTTAATTGTAATGTCATATCTAGTAATTCTTCAATTTCTGAAACACATGTATTTCGAATTGTCGTAAATGTTTCTTTTGGTGCGTATGGAGTCATTACTTTAAGTTTAATCAATTCTCTATCCGGACCTAAATCTTTTTCGATATGTACCATTAAAACCAATTTAATAGCTCTAATTCTGTCTAATACGTCGATGAGACGTCCTTTATAACGAATTGTTGCAAACATTTCATATGTTATATAATTTGCCATATATCTTTTCTTTTATATAAATATTCATACAGTAAGAAAGGGTGACCGAAGCCACCCTCTCTTATTACCTTAACTAATTAATTGTTTAATTGATTAAATCAAATTAACTATTAAAGAGTGTTAAGACCATGAACGTATACTTTTCCGTAGAATTCTGGACGAACTACTTTCTTCGCGTAACGTGTCATAACACCTTTACGTGGAGTGAAGTTAACTGGATCGTATACTAATGGAGTCATAATTAATGGAATATAAGGACTAAATACAGCACCTGTTTCAAGGAACTGAGCTCCTCTGAAGCCCATTAAAATAACATTTTCTAACATGTATGGGTTTTTGTATACAGTGTAACGGTTATTGATTGAACCAATTTTTTGTACACCTGCTGCAAATTCCATTTTGTTACCATCAGTGTCAGCAGCAAATCCTGGGATAGACTCAAGGATAGTTGCAACAGCTGGACTAGTTACTAAGAAGTTAGCACCACCACGCAATGTTTTTTGGTGAATTTTATTAGATACTTTTTGAAGTTTAGTACCCAATGTTTGGAACCAACCACCTTGTGTGTTGTAGAATCCGTCACCTGAAGAACCTACTGAACCAGCAGCTGCTTGAGTGAATCCTGATCCGTTCCATACATTGTTATTCAATGCTGACCAATACTCAGTTGTTGGAGCTGCTGAAATCAACATATCCAAGATCTCTAAATCGATTTCCATTGATACATACTCAGACAACATTGAAGTCAATTCAGCTTCAGCGTCGATGCTGTGGTATGCATTAAGGTCTTGAGCAAATTCAGGAGTCCAAACTGCTTTCAACTTACGAGTCTTAGCAACGATTGGCTCAGATTGCATTTCAAGATTGATTTCTGGGATATCAATATCAGTACCTTCGTTAATACCTGATGTACCATATTTAGTTCCAGCAAATGGATTCTTGTCTTCAAAATCACCACGAGATGTATCAGATGGTTGTTTGCTATACTGTAATTTGAAGTTTGAACCATCAATAGATCTTTGAATAGATGTTGCTTGTGCAGTCGTTACAATGAATGATGCAGTATAATTGCTATCAATTGTTGAGAATGCTTGAACTGGAACAACTTCTACACCTGCAGAACCTGATAAGAATGACCAAGAACGAACTGCATATAAATCAGCATCAGTTGGTACGTTAATAGTTACTTTTTTGTAACCAGATAATGATGCAGAATAAACGCTATCATAATTAACAAGACCTGCGTCAGTTAATGTGCCAGCACCAGAACCTGTATTTGCTGCTGTTGAAGCTAAAGCTGCAGAAGATGTAAATGGAATTGAATATCCAAAACGACCTGCACCATAAAGACCACCTGCTGCGTCTGAACCAGTTGTAGTAACACCAAACAATGAATCTAATGCATTAGGATTACCAAATGGATCACCTGTTCTGCTATTATTATCATTGTCAAATCCAGGTACAGCTGTACCATATTTGAAATCTAAGTAAAAAATAAGACCTGAAGGCAAATTCATTGGTTGAACGCTAACGAATTCTTTAGCAGCAAATTCTGCAAAAATACGACGTACCAATGGAAGAGCTACACCAGCCCACTCTTCTGAACCTGCTGATGTACCAGTTGCAGAAGCTTCTTTTACTAATTGACGTGCTTGGTTTTCAAGCAATTGGGCCATACCTGCTTTTTCAGTTTCGCCACGAAGACCTTCTAATAGACCGGTCTTTTCCCATTTCGATGCCAACGCTTTAGCTTGGTTGCGTTGTACGAAATCATTTGTTTGTAATAAATTTGAAATACTCACGATTTTCCTTTTTTTAAATGTTATAGCAATCCTGCTAATTTTTTCCAGCGATTTGCCAATTCAAATCCTTCTGACAATACTTGAGTTGTTTCTTTGCTTGGAGCTGTTGATGCAGCTGGCTTGCTAGCATAAGATTCTTTAACTACACGTTTTTTAGTTGTCGGACGGCTGAATGACTCAGCTAATGTTGTAAATACTAATTTTACTTCTCTTGTATTACCTGCACGATCAAAGTTTTCAATTACTTTCATTTTTTGAGGTTCAGATAATTCAAAATTACGGAATAATTTGTTTGTGTAAAGAAGTTTTGCATTCAAAAGATTTACTTCGGAAAGAATACCTTGAAGTTTTTTAACTGTCGAATATGCTTCTTCCAATTCTTCCTTCATTGATTCTTTTTCTTCATCAACATCAGATTTTTTAGGCTCTTCTTCTTTTGACATTTCTTCTTCTTCTTCGCGTAGAATAGCTTCTAAAATTTCGTCAATTGATTCTGAAGTAAAATCATCTTCTTCTTTTGGCATTTCTTCATGGCCCATACCCATCATATCGCCTTCTGTGGCCATACCGTCTTCTAAATTTGGATCCATTTCGCCTTCTAAATCACCTTCTAATTCACGAATGATAGACTCAAGATTTAAATCATCTTCATAACCTTCGTTATATTCGTCGGTCATTTCTTCATCGCCCATTACTGGTTCTTCTTCCGGCATTTCTTCTTCGCCGTCTTGTGAGTAGATATCAAACTCATCAAATTCGCCGTCTCCGTCTACGTCGATTGATAAATCACCTACATCATTTCCAGCTCCAGCTTCTACATCCATTTCGTCACCCATTTCTGGGTTTGCGTCGATTGGTTCTTCTGCTGGCATTTCTTCTTCTTCACCCTCGATTTCATTTGTTAGTTTTGTTGCTAACATTCTTTCTAAACGAGGAGCAAAGGCTTCTTGTAAAGCAATTTTAGCGTTTGCTAAAGCAGTTTCTTTAACAGCTTTTGCGTCAGCGATTGCTTCTTTTAGCAAGTCTGATTTTGCCATTGTTTTCTCCTTAAATTTGTTTTTTGGAAATAAGATTATTGAGAATCTTAATAGAAATATATTAAATACTAGACACTATATAGGAAATAGCGTATTTACAAATAAATATGAGCATGTTTTAAAAAACAGTAAAAAAGCTCTAACTTTTTTTGTTAGAGCCTTAAACTTTAATTAATTTTTCTTAAAAAGAATTTAAATCTTTAATTCTTTGAATAAATTGTGCTGCTTGTAATTGTTTTCTTTTTCTCACACTAGGCTTTTCAAATTCTTTTCGATCTTTAATTCGTTCTAAAATTCCAGAATTTTTAACTTTACGTTTCCATACTTTAAGAGCAAATCCTAAATCTTCTCTTTGTGTACCTACTACATTAACTGCTAAAGAATTCCCTGGAACTATAGTTTGATGTTGTTTTTGTTTTTTACTCATATATTAAATTTAAATTTCTGGTTGCGGTGCTTTTGGTTTTTGTTGTCTAACGTTAAATCTAAAATGTTTTAATTCAGGTTTCTGTGCTAAATATCCTTGAAGTTTTTGTGATTCTAAACCTGGGTCTTGTCCTAATCTAAAATAAAAATATCCAATTTTACCTGATGGTGATATTGTATGTTTAACTACAGTAAATCCTTTTCTTTCAGACCATTCTTTAATTTCTTGTGCTACTGCTTTTGCCTCAGCTGGATTTCTTAATACATATTCAATTCCGCCTCTATAATCTGTAATATGATTAATCAATTGAGCTTCTTCTAAATCAGACTCTGTTTTCATGGCATTGTTCATATCTTTTAATGCAGTAGCCATATCTTTAGCATTTTGAACATCATCTTTTGTAAACTTCGGTATGCCCGATGTTTTTGCAACGGGTGTCGATTGTTCTGTTAATCCAAAAAATTGTTTATATAATTTTTTAAATTTGCTCATCATTCTACCTATATTATAATAATACTTTTTATATTATCCAAATTAATTAACATCAAAGTAACGATTTAAATGTTGTCCGATATTTTCATATG